TTCTTCTTTAGCTAAATCAATATTTTTAAGAGCCAATTCCTCATCAAGTGATAATTTATGCGTAATCACTTTATTTGTTAATTCTTTGCTCTTATTCTTTTTTTTATCTTCATACTCTATTTCCTCTTCTTTAAACAAGGTTAAGAAACCTTTCACATCATACTCTTCTGTGAAGGAAATCAGGTCTAATCCTAACATTTCAACGAGTGCATCATACATTTCAGTTTTATATTTTTTCGGACTCATCAATTTCAACTTATCAACAGCGTTAGGGAATTTAGATATGTAATCAATTGATTCTTTTTCATCTATTAACCCTCTGTGTAATACGCCCTTGGAATCAAACCAATCCTCCATAAAATCATCGGCAATATTCACTCCTCCACCACCAGCGCCTGAGTCAATAAGTAGTGCTGAGATGTTCTCATAATCTGCTGCATGATTGCCGTTATAATCAAGAATCATTTGTTTCAGGTGTTTAATTTGTTCTGGTGTTCTCATAGGAGTTTTATTCTTTTTAGAAATATCTACAAAACTAACCCCGTTACATATTCTCATTTTATACCCAACATTCTCATCCCAATATATTTCGCCAACCATTGTGACTGAGTTATCATAAGAACGTGCAGGGTCATAGGCTAATGCAATCTTATTTCCAGTATCATTGAATAATAAAGGCGGGCGTACTTCACTATTTCTAATTACAGTCGATCTTCTTACAGCTTGATTTTCTCCACCTTCAGTAGAGAATCTATTGTAATATTCGCGCAATGCTTTTTCTTTGTTTTTACGCATTGCATCATCAATTACTTCTTGTTTCAAAAGACCAACCGGATATTTCTTTCCGTTGAAAGTCGCATTAATCACAATCTCAGCGTTAATATCTGCAACAAAGTATCTGTTGTCGCCTAAGAACATCTTCTTAGCATAATCCTTATATACTTTATAGAAATAGGTATCAGTACCCGATGCAGAAGATGCAAAAATAGCCTGATTGGGAAATTGTTTTGGTTCTAAATTGATATCAATATCTCCACCAAGTTTAAAGTTACTATCTTGGGTGATAAATGGGAGGGAGGTAACGAATAGTTCTTCAGGCGCAAATCCACTCTCATCATATACATTTAAATTCGAACGCTTGGAACGGTTATTATCAAATGCTCCGTTTAGAGAGTTTAATGCACTGCCATTGTAGAGCTTATATTGAAAAGATGATGGGTTATGAGTGAATCCATCAGTATTAGCTGCACTCTTTACTGTCTCATTGAAAAAGACATCAGTTAATCCAGTAAATGAAGCTATTTCTTTCTTTGCAATCTTCTCGATTTTCAGGAAGCATTCTTGCGCTTGCGATCCAACACCAGACATTATGTATGCCTGAAAATTTGGAATGAGATTTGTTTTAGCCATCATAAATGGTGCCAACATCGTCGTTTTCCCGCTGCCACGGCTCTGACACCATACATTAAACGGTGTGACCCAGCTCATCATAAAAACATATTTTTGATTGTCTAGGAATTCACTCTATGCCGTAGAATCTTTCGCAAAATTTCACAGGGGATTTTCTTCCCCATTGGACAATCTCGGCAAGCTTCAAATATCCCTCCAGTTTACGTTGAGACATCTCATTTTGGCTTTTGCTAATAATTATATTCGTCATGGCTGGCATCACCTCCATTTAAAGAACATGTCTAGCAAGACCATTTTCTTTTAGTTTTATTTTTATTAATCTATTCTCTTCTTCCAGTTGCTCACACTTGTTTCTCAGAGAATGAATAAGTTCCTTTTGATCCTTAATCATTTCTGAGTAATCATTTTCATTCAACATTAACTGTTCCATGATACTTCGATTACTTATATCTGCGACTTGCTTCATACCCTCACATGTCTCAATATCAAACACATTAATATCTACTGCCTCAATACTCTTTTCATGAAGACTTTTTATGATTCCAGATAACGTTCCGGCACCCTTGCTCTTGTTATTATTGTGATTAACAGATATCCCATTGTCTTTAGCAAGGGCAAGTACAGAATCCAGCATACTTTTTTTAGTGCTGCTTAAAGACTTAATTGTGCCTATATTGTCTGATAAGGAATGTACATCAGAAGAAAGTGAAGAAATTGCACTGTTAATTTTATCTATTTGGCTGTAAGTCTTTACAATTTCGATAACCGCTGGAAGTTTAAAACTATCTTCCAATGTTCCTTCATCTAAAAAATCAACAAGTTTATTGTATAAGTGTTTTTTGTCTATATCCGGTTCCATCTCGAAAGGATCATATCCAACCATTCGCAGAACATCTTCTTTATTTTGTTCGTCCTGGAACGTCATTACTGTTTTAAACTCTTCTGATGTTAATCTTTGATCCACTGAAATAATTTTTTCATTACTCTCATTATTCTTTTGACTGTCATCCCATCCCAAATCCTTATATTTAGGCATTTGAACATTCTTTATATACTGTCCGAATAGATCTCTTCCTCTTGACTCAGATTCTTCTAATGAGGATACCCATACTTCGGACAAGAAAGGGCGGTTCATATTTCTTAACTGCTCTTTAACTGTTAGAATGTCATCATAATTAATTAGATTCTTAATACATTCTTTACAGGCACTTGTTCTACCATCTGCATCAAGTACATTATTTGAAACGTAGAAACCTGAATTGGCACCATTGACAGCTTTTTCTTTTAAGCAACATCTACACTGCTTCTTAACGGTGGTTTGTTTAACTCTGGTTTCCACCACTTTACCTTTGCTTCCCCGTGGTCTGCCACTTTGCCCCATCCCTATCCCCTCCTTTGCATTTGTATTATTTTTGTGATGAAGGCTGGAAAAAAGGGAGAGCAAAAACCGTCCTTCATCACAAAAATAATACAAAAAAGAGAACGATATCTCGTTCCCTATACCTACTTAAATTTAATTTTATATGTACATTCAATCTCATTACCATCCATCACTATAAACTTCTGCATAGGTGTGGCAAAGTATCTCTTACTAATGGCATAGTCATCGCAGCCCATTAGTGTGCCATTCACTACAGCTTCTGTTCGTCCAAATTCCTTCTCGAAGTTATGGTGAATGTGACCACTGAAGATAACTTTCGGTACGAATCCAAGAATTTGCGGCAGATTTTTAGCAGCAGTATTCACGGAATCCAGATCTCCATGAACGAATACAAACTTTTCATCCTCAATATCCTCTACGTAGATTCCATCCTCATCTTTTACAATTTCAATATTCTTAAAGTCCTTCAACCTTGACTCTAGGAACCACGGAATGATGTATTCCATATTCTCACGGAAGATTGATTCTGTTTTATTGCTCAATAATCTTGAGTGGTTACCAATTATATTGATGAACTTAATCTTCTCAAAGTGACCTGATAGTTCAGCCAATCCTTCAGCCATCGTTTCAGCCGCAATTTGTGTTTGTTTAATAACATCTTCGCTACTTTGAACGCGAGTGGACACATGGATGAGTCCTGAAATGGCATCACCGAGATTACTTACAATTAACTCAGTAATTTCATGAAATTTTGCATATTGAATTGTCTTTTGAATTAGCTCAGTAAAACGTTGCTTGAAAACTTCGATATTGTATGTATTAATACTATTCTTAACATCACTACCGACGTGAAAATCACTCCAAAGAGCAATCCCCTTTTTACTTTCATTCCTCAAAATTGAGGAGCCACTGAATACCAGTGGTTTCACTTCTGCCAACTCTTGAACAGAACGAGTAATCTCATCCTTCAAATGTTCGAATCTGGCTTGTTGTCTTACGACATTGGTATATTCCCGTTTCTGATCTTGAAACTTTACTTTCTCTTTCTGCATCTCAATCGTTGCATCTCTAACCTCTTGCACGATTTCATCATTTGCATATTTAGCTAAAATAATTGGTTTCAACTCAACATAACTATTGTACCGTTTACGCCATCTACTTTCTGAATACTCCTCATCGCATTCTTCATTCAAAAATTTAGCTGCTTGATTCCAAGTTAAATTATACGAACTCAGGTTACTACCGAGGCGCAATAAAAAATCGTCAATAGTCTCTGACGATTCGCGTTTAATAATATTCAATTCCATATGATTATTCCTTTGGTTGGACTGGCAGATCCTCTTTGATAGAGATTGTTACGTTTTTGCCATCATAGAATTTCAATTCTTCAAGCAGGTCATAAATAGCAATACCGTCCTTTGATTCTTCAGTCACTTCCATTACCTCTGTGTTTAGCAGTCCTTTAAATTGAATCGAGTTGTTTCGCTTAGCCATATGTATTATATTTCTCCCTTATAATTATAGTCTGTGACACATTGTAGCCCAAGGTTATATCGTGTCATACAAGTTATGACCTTATTTGGCTTCACTAACTAATCCTACTTGCTTTCGCTTCTTATTCTTCACACTTTTACCGTGTTTCTCATCTACGTCTGCTAGAACATCCATAGCCTCATCCCAGTACTCAGGTGAGATATAAGAAAGATACTTATTTAGTGTCTCTTGTGAATTTTTCATGTGTTTTATTTTTCACCTGTTCCTAAATCTTCTTCTCAAGTTTGAGAAATTGTCGGAATAAGATAGGCTGAGGGAGGTGACAATCTCCATCTCTAAATCCATATCGATCACTATGGATAGTAGAATGCCCATTTCTACTTCAGCAGCCTATTGA